AAAAGTTTAGGTCGCTGAAAACCCGCCAAAAAGTCCGTTGGCTATTATATTGTGTTGATCAGGTTTCGGGTTTGCTAATTGACCAAGGTTTGTTGTTTGAAACAATTCCAATTGAACATAAAGTGTTATATTTAATCACCGTTTGGCTAAGGACAAAGGTTTGTGTTTAACGTTCCCAATTTCGTTTGCTTGGATAATACCGCTTAATGTTAGCTAATGACAATGTTTGTGTTGAAGCATGAGTTTAAATTTGATAGATCTGTAGAGATCATTCGTTTGCTAATCACAATGTTTGTGTTGAAACCTTGATACTTTTTGCTTGATTAGCTTTGCATTTTTAGTTTGCTAATGACAATGTTTGTGTTGAAACTCCCCGTTATCTACCTCTGGCGCCATGCTCTCTCCGGTATGCTAATCGCAATGTTTGTGTTGAAACCCTTCTGCGATATATGTGATGATAGCACAGTCAAGGGTCTGCTAATGACAATGTTTGTGTTGAAACTTTGAAGTGCACGGCGCTATAACTAGAACACGGATCGTTTGCTAATGACAATGTTTGTGTTGAAACATTAAAGCCGAATTACTCCCATTTTTTTTGACTTGGGTTTGCTAATGACAATGTTTGTGTTGAAACTACATCTTTTATCTCCTCTTTGTATTCCTTTAGCTCGTTTGCTAATGACAATGTTTGTGTTGAAACTGTATGTTGGTAGCTTTTATGGTTACTTCACATACGGTTTGCTAATGACAATGTTTGTGTTGAAACTCACCAAAAAATCCAGGAATTAAATAAAAAGTAAAAGTTTGCTAATGACAATGTTTGTGTTGAAACAATCCAACTTAACAAAAATGTTATATAAAATCACCGTTTGCTAATGACAATGTTTGTGTTGAAACTAAGCAAGGCTTATAAGCTCTTTACAATGCATTTTTGTTTGCTAATGACAATGTTTGTGTTGAAACAGAACTGTTTTAACCTCACTTCCATCAATCTCTTTTGTTTGCTAATGACAATGTTTGTGTTTAAACCAGTATGCCATTTGATTCTAGTTCGCCTATAGCTCTGTTTGCTAATGACAATGTTTGTGTTGAAACCATCCTCCTTTTAATTTATTACATTTAAACAATTTAGTTTGCTAATGACAATGTTTGTGTTGAAACAAGAGCAAACATGGCAGAGACCTTAAAAGAGAAGTTTAATTGCTTACTAAGTGCAAATACTAGCTATTTTGAAGGAGTGAGCGACCACATTATAAGTCAGGCTCAAAACATAGCTAGAGTAAATCAGTCTAGTAAATACGGAGTAAAGCATTACAAAGTATTAGCTAGGATAGATAGCCGTACAAGTGATATCTGTAGAAGTATGAACGGACGTATAATCCCTGCTAGCCATATAGAAGCTCAAAGCAACAATATCCAAAACGCTAAAGATATAAACGAGAAAAAAGCAGCTGCTATTTGGAGAAATGAGCCTTTTTTGGGTAAAATACTCCCTAGTAACTTCGGGCTTCCACCATATCATTTTCGTTGTAGAACCGAGCTAGTACCGGTGTGGATAAATGAAGAAGAGATCGATGGAGTAAAGATGAAAAATACAAGCCCGCTTAGCAAAGATGAAGTAGTAAAGCCTATAGATAAAACTGGGGTTGAGAGATATGCTAATAAAAAGACTTTTAATCACAGCATAAGCTCAAATAAGCGAAAAATTTTAAGTAGCGATAGCGTAAAAACCTTAACTCTATTTTAAAAATAGCGCCGCACAAGGATTATCAAAATCGAAGCGGGGTTTCAGTCAAAAGGGTATTTTTTTGATTTTTACCGGGAATTATTTGGTTTATATTTTTTAAGCCCAGCCGAAATTTGGAAAAGGAATTTAAAGACAGGGCCGTTTTAAATTAGGTGGGAGTTATAAAATGGAAATTTTCATTATTTGCCTAGCACACGGCTGGGCGATTGAGAGCGTTAAAAATGGCAACTTTGGAGAAAATGCAAAATATGATCTTTTTGCTCAGTTCGATGTGTTTTACGGTCAGATTGCATGGATTTATGACATCTGCACACCAAGCGATGAGACAATAAAAGAGTGTGAAAAGATAGCTATTTTTAAGCAAATGTGCGAGTTTAATGTGTATATCTCTGATGATAATGATGAGGGCTGGACCAAAAAAGTTAACTTCACAGGTACTTTTATAGACGCTTTAGAATATATCAAAGCAAATTTCGGCAAGTAAAATTGATAAGTTTATTTAGACTAAATATTAGGGGCGAAATATGACTATAATAGAAGCATTTAACAAAACAAAAACATTGCAAAATCAAAATCGCAACGCAGTAGTTAAAATAGTGAAAAAAAATTATAGTGGGTATGATGTTCAAATAGAGCCAGTAGAGCTTACTGTTATTAAAAACTCTTTAGAAATGATATCTCAAAATGCAAATAGCTTTATGGCGAATGTGAATGCAAAATATGGAAAATAATAGTGCGATTAATGTGAATTATATCGCATTTAGCTTAAACTAAATATATAAATGTTTTTAGAAATTTATATATTTTTAACTAGTTTTTAAAAGCTTTTCAATTTACGCAATACTTCCAAACTAAAGGCGTCAAACGCTCATTTAGAGCCTTTGATTATTGCTATAATTTCAAAGCCTTCTTAATATCGTTTAAGACCTTATTTCTTACATCTTTTGCAAGGTCTTCTTTAGCCATTGCAAGCCCCGAGCTACTTATATAATTATTCAAACCATCTTCTAGGTAAGGCTGAGCCTTAGTGCCTGGATGATTTACTTGCTTTGCAAATGCTTTTGCGGTGCGCGAACCCGTCCGCCCTCCGCCGCCTACTAAAGCCCCGCTTACGGGGTGCCCCGACCGGGTCCATGCCAAAGCTTTTGCTTTTTTAACTCTGATAATATGCGGCTTTGTTCCAAAATGTACGAATTTAACATGTTTATCTATAAAAAGATTTGCTCTAAACTTTTTATGGGCTTATAGCGTCTTTAAAAGATACGCTAATGTTTTAAATAGGGTTGAAGACTAAGAGTCTTTTTTGTACTTATGGGGATTGAGTTTATAATCAAGCCAGATATAAAAAGGGAATAAAACGATGAAAGATATAAGTTGTACGTACATTTCTTCTATATTTGCTATTATACCAACAGCTAGAATTATCACAAAAATAATCCAAAGAAATTTTTTAATATCTTCCATTTCAATATCCTTTTTTATCATTATACCACATTTTAGGCTAAAAAATGGCAAATGATGATTTAAAAATAAAAATAACCATAGACACAGATACTAAGCAAGTTATAGTAGCTAGGAATGAAGTAAATAAGCTAGGCAGTAGTCTGCTTGGAACCGATACTGCTGCTAATAGTCTTAAAAATTCTCTTAGGAGTGCAGTTTATAGCGCAGTAGGGTTAATAGGAGTAAGCATAGGAATAAAAGAATTAGCTAGCTCTTTTATAAAAACAAGCGACGCGATGAAGGATTTAGATGGAAGATTGCGCCTTGCAACCAGCAGTTTAGGAGAGTATAAAAAACAACAAATAGCCCTAATGGGCGTTGCTAATAGCTCTTTTTCGAGAATCTCCGACGTAACAGATTTATACATAAAAATGAGCCAGGGCTTAAAGCAAGTACGATTTGCAACAGATGACATAACTAGAGTTACTAACAATTTTACTAAAGCTTTACAACTAGGTGGTGCAACTGCAGAAGAGTTTAGCTCTGCAATACTGAAATTTAACCAGGCGATGGGATCTGGGGTTATGCGTGGAGAAGAGTTTAATGCGGTAAATGAAGCAAGCCCCAAAGCTTATGCAGGATCTAGCTGATGGTATTAGCGTACCTATAGGTGGCGCTAAAAACTTGCAGCAGAGGGTGAAATAACAAGCCATTTCGAACCAAACGCACCTTTAAGGCTGGAAACCCTATAAAGGAGCCTTTGCAAACATGCCTAATACGGTAAGAGGGTTTTAAACTTTATAAAAAAAGGAATGGCGGGTTCTACAAAAAACGTTTTAAGGGGCCAAAATTCACGGGCTTTTTTTCCCAAAAATTAAAAATTTTTGGGGGACGGGCAAGCGAAAACAAAGAAAGGTTAAACGCTTTCTTTGGGTTTAATGGGAAAAAAACAAGGGCCCCTTAAGGGTAAGGGGTGGGCTTAAAAAAAAAAGGTTTAAAAGATAAATTTTTAAGGCCCCCCCTAAAACTTTAAACAAAAACCTTTTGTGTGGAACCCCCACTTTTTACAAAAGTATTTTTAAAAAGAGGGGTGTTTGTGTTCCACAAAGTGTGCAAAAAAGTTTTAGAAACCAAAAAGGCCCCGCGCGCGTTTTTACCCCCGGGGGATATGGGGGCCCTTATGGGGGGAAAACCTCTTGTGGCCCTTTTTTAAAAAAAAAAAAACGCCCACGTTTTTAAACCGCCTCTCACGTGTGAGGGGGCCCGAAATTTACGCCCTTTTTTTTTCCCGCTTTAGGGGGAAAAAAAAACTACACACCCCCGGAAGGGGTGGTTTTAAAAACAGTCGCAAACCCATAGACACGCGGCG